TTATGCAATTCTGGTTACTATAAACTGCATATTTTTTACATCTGACTTTGTTTTCCAAGCCATTCCTTCAGCTTTTTCTTTATAAAGCCGAGCATTCAATGTATTAGTTACAGACGGTTTCTGAACGATAGGAAATACTTCTATTGCACCAACATCCATACTCCGTAATACATCAATTACGTTACGTCTCTGAATATCCTTTTCCATACAATCTAATTTTAAATTAAACATTGAAGCGATGAGCGGATTCGAACCGCCGACCTCTGCTTGTGGTGCTCTTCCGTTAAGCTAAGAGTATTTCTTGAGAGACTCGAACTCTCAACCATCCACCACACACAGCGCTCTAACCTGCCTGAGCTACATCACCTTTATATACATAAAGCAAATACCTCGATTTGCCGACAAACGTCTAACTGATTTAGTTTTACAACGATACGGCTTGACCATTAACCACAGCATTATATCGTTGAGAAGCCCGCCTACGTCAGTAATCCCTTTCGGCACGTGTCGGCTTCCAAAACACCATTTTACCAATATGTCAAAGAACTCTTCTCTGTTGTTCCCAGTCTCCCTTCAAGGGCAGGCTCAAAGACCGGACTGGGTACCGGATAACCGGCGGTTTGGTTTGACTTTAGTGAGGGTTAGAGAATACTTTGGTTGTTCTTCAAAACTATATCCATTAAGTTTCTTTGCGATTCAATAAATTTCTTCAAATCATCACATTGGGAAACTTTCTCTCTATAAAATCCACGTTCTGATTCTAAATCTCGTTTGAGTTTTTCATTTTCACCTCTCAAAGAGCTGATCAACGCGTCTCGTTCTTCAATCACAGCTTCATATTTGTCTCGCTGTATTTCTAGTTCGGTTCTTTTATCCATTGTTGTATAATTTGATTAATCTCCGACGTAATGTGCACCGTAATGAGTACTATTTGGGTTGTAGTAAGCGGAAGCGGGTATATTAAGATTATTGTACCCCTCATGCCTTGTAGCTTTAGCCGCTTTACTCATTACCTCGTTTCTTTCTGATAAGAATTTATCCGTTCTTGCTTTCATGGCTTCCTGTGAGAAATTTTCTTGAAGTTTAGCAAGTCTCCAAGTAGCTTTCAGAACCTCTCCAAAAGTTTTTCCCTGCTTCTTGCCTGAATATTTATAGGTTCTATGAGCATTTCTCATTATTTCGGATAAATCAAATCTTTTCATGTCTGTCACATTTATTGAGTTTCACATTTGTTTTATCAATCATTTTTTATACTTTTGGAGTATTGATTGATTGATGATGCAAATATATTCTCGTTTGAGAGAATATGCAAATTTAAAACTTAAATTATTCTCTCATTTGAGAGAATTTAACTTTTACAAACTGCATATGATTACAAGAATTAAAGACATTATTGCATACTACGGACTTAGTACAAGAGCATTTGCAATGAAATGTGGATTAAAAGACAACACATTCTCCAACCAATTAAATGGAATGAGAGAACTTAGTTTGACTACAGTCAATGCTATATTATTCTCAAATGAAGAAATATCCGCAGAATGGCTGTTAAGAGGAAAAGGCTCCATGCTTCTTCAAAAAGAAGAAACAGAACCAGGAATGGACAAATTGAAAAGTATTGTATATACCATAGCCAATCTACAAGATGAGATTAACGAAAAGACAATGCTCACTCAACGTCTTTTGGAAGAAAACCAAAAATTAAAAGGTGAACTGGCTATGTTGAAGAATGAAAGAAATATTGGATAATCTAAAATTTATATACACTAATGAAAACATTATTATTTATCGTTGTATCAGCTACTATGTTATTAAGTGGATGCAAATCTAAAGAAGAAAAAGCTAATGAATTAATTAAGGACGACATGTTTAAAGTCCTATATGATTTTGCCAGCTATGAACCTATTGAAACCAATATAGACAGTGCTTTTACATCTGTATATACAGATTCAATCATTACAAGACATGCCTATTTCATTAAAATAGCTATTGAAAAAGCAGATGAATATCTAGATGAAATGAAAGACGCACGAAAAACCATGGAGATTTGGAGTGATGGCTATTCTTCATATAGTAACTCTAGATATTATGAAGCTAAAAATAAATTCAATGAAAATCTGGAAAAAGCCAAAGCATGTACTAATATGGTTACATTACATTCAGACAGTATAAAAGACAGAGCTAACTTTATAAAAAAAGAATTTTGTGGTTGGAAAGCAACACATAAATTTAGATGTAAAACTAAAGGAGGTAGCCCAGACATAGGAAATTATGAATATATATTTGATAAGGATTTCAAGGAAATTATTAATAAAGAAGATTTAGATGATAAAGATTACACTAAAATCAAAGAACTTATTAATGAAGTACTAGAAAGCAAAAAAGAAAGTGATGAAACTGATTCTAAAAACAATAATGAAATATAAGCTTAGAACTGTTGCAGGAGAAAAGAAATATTGGATATGCCATGAAAAGAATATATCATATTATAGTATTCAGAACAACATTTTAAGTATGCACCAAATTGAAACAGTAGAGCCTATTAGCTAACACTATAACTTAATTCAAATATGGCAAAAATAAAACAAGATAGAGAGCTTTTAAAAATTATAGACGACTATAAAACTTTCATTAATGCAGAAAAGAGAATTAATGCGCCAATCATTGTTTCTGAACCTAAAGGAAATCATGGCACATCTCTTTATACTAAAAAGCATCTTCATTCAGAGTTTCACTTTGGAAATACATTTATGACTTGTGAAGTACGAAATGGAGATAAAACAGATTGTTCTTTCCAGATAGTTTCGGATAAATTCAAAAAAGGAGTCGTTATCCGCTACGATAGTGGTGGAGGTACTCATAAAAACGAAGTTCCGTTTATACCTTTAGCCAAGCAAAGTGTTACAACTCCCCATTTTCACAAATATGATGATAATGGATATTTTTTAGCCTATAAAACAGACTTATTGAATAATCCCAAACAAGCTGAACATTTATTTGACATTGACTTTGGTTTTCCTTACTTTTGCCAAGAAAGTGTAATCTACACTAATGATGAGCATGAATTACCTGAAATACAAGTATTTCGAGAAGGCTATCTTCCTTTCGAAAGAGAAGACAAAGACCCACTTGAAGGAATAAATTTTTAAGAGATGGAAAAACTTATTGAATATATCATCAAATCCTACAATTCTTTATGGAAAATAAAGAAACATGGAAATACTTTTGAGATCATAACACCGATAGCAACAACAAGTAATATTTTTGTTTCCGTCTTTTTAACTCGAAGAGGAGATGATTTTATTGTTACTGATGGTGGTTGGATAGACAGTGGTATGTATGAATGTGATGCTCATTCTGATGATATATACTATTTCAAACTATTTCAGTACTATTTAGAAGATTATGAAATAGATATTTTAGAACATGCTGGCTATCATTACTATTACAAAAAAATAGAGAAAGCAGAGCTAGTACCAAATATAGTATACGACTTGTCCAGTTTCATTAACGCCGTAGTTAGTGCATCTTTTATCTCTTTTGAAGAGAAAAAGGAAAAAGAACAGATTGGTAGATTTAAAAGGAATGCCACAAATTTCATACATAACCTTGTAGATAAGGAACACTTAAAAACCAATTATTCTATACATGAAGGACTAGCAATTAAATTCAATGCTGTTGTTCTTCGAAATAATAGAATGACGCTTATTAATTACGTTACAGGTTCTAATGATACAAATTTCATATTAAGTTTAGGACGTTCTAATTTGAATTATGATGCAGTAGATGCACATGCCATCAATAGCCGCATCAATCATAAAATAACTCTAATAGATGATACTACAAAATCTATTCAATCTCCTAAAATTGCTCCTTACTTAAAGTCTATTGAAACCAAATCAGGACGTACGTATTTAAAATGGCATGAAAAATCCCATTTAAAAGAATTAGTGGAATAAATTACGCTTTATAAATAAAATATGATTCTTAAACAATGATACAAACTAGAAGTAAACACTATATATGGAACTTAAAGAATTCATAAAAGATACAGTTACTCAAATAGCAGATGCAGTAACAGAGTTAAATGGAGGAACATCAAAATTTAACCTCGTAGTAAACCCGATAGTCTCCATTGGAGGTATAAACAAAGGTACATTACATATTGGAAGGCAAGAATGTGTACTTACCAATATAGAATTTAATCTATCACTCACAACATCTGAAAACAAAGGAAGTGATGCTAAAGTTGGTGTATTTGCAAGCGTAATAGGAGTAGGAGCATCCTCTAATGAAAATGCACAAAACGAGATTGTGAGTAAAATAAAATTCTCGCTTCCAATATTGTTACCTACAAAAGAAGTTTAACTAATCGAACCGTCTTTAATGTATCTATATATTGCATCAGCAAGGTAAGCATTTGCAGGCTTAGAACCTTTTACAACATAATCGACACAACGTTCCCTGAGATCTTGGTCTTTTTGAAGTTCTCTACGAACCTTACGCTCTCTCATCCATTTTTGGATGCTTCTAAAAAACATTTTCATAAACGCACTATTTTAGTTTGACAATGCGCAAATATAACATTTAAAATAATATAAAACATGAAACTCAAAAATCTTGATAGTACATAAAACATCAAATGGTCGAATTATGGTCGAACCATAAAAAAAAGCAGGACTATATAATTGATATACAGAATATACAACTAGATTTCCAAAAATGTGTCTAGTTTAGTTTTTGTGTTAAATAGCTCCCTCGTCAGCGGACGAACTAGGGAGCTATTTTTACATTATAAGAATATTATTGCACAAAATATTCATAATTTCCATAACTTTGCAACAATAAAATCTCACATAAATGGAATTTAACGTAGAGGAATTAAAAAGTGCACTTATTGAGAAGTGCAAAAGTGAAGGTATCTTGTATGCAATGGTAGCAGTAGACAGGCGAACCAAAGAGATCATTCTTCCTGATACTTTGCAAGGAGCCTTGAAGCACCCGGAGTACTTTGTATGTACTTGTAAAAAAGTAGAAGATAAATACATCGTGGAGGAGATTACAAAAGTGTAA